CACCAGCAGAAAACATAGAGTTTACTAAGAATGATGCCTTTTCAGGTATATAGTTGATTTCAGTTTTTTGGCTCATATTTTCCGCTAAACCAACAGCGTTTTTATGCCATGCTAAAACAGTTCTATCTAAAGAACCATCAACAGCTAGACCACCTTCATCACGATCACCGATAGTAATAAAGTTAAAGCCTAAGAAAGATTTTAACGAACCAGTCGCTAAAACTTTAGTTGTATTATAATCAATAGACTTTACATCAGATTCATCTAATAGACCTTGCATACTCTTAGCGTGACATAGAATATATCTATCTTCCGCTGGTACGTTTTTTGTATCCATTAGTTGTTTCGCTTTTAAAAGTTTATCAACGTTTAAGTTAGTATTAGAACCACCAATTGAATTGGCAACAGTTAAAGAAGTTCCAGCACCATCAATCGCATCAATGATCATTTGATCAAGTCTACGCCCAATAGCTTTAGAAACTACTTCAACAAGTTCTCTTCTTTCGTCAAAGTTTACTTTAGACTGCATAAAAATATCGCTATATTCACCAGCAGAGTAATCTGTCATAGTTACAGATACTTGACTGTGAGCAATACCCAACGGAGTAATATCCGCTTGAGGTACTCTTAATGTAGCACTACCTTTACCAATCTTAGGAAACTTATATGTATTGCCCTCTACTCCCGATCTTAATCGAACAGTATCACGAAGCACACTTGATGCTTGGTAAGCCTGTTTAACTTCAGAATCAAAAAGAGTAACATAAGCAGTAGATAATGTTAAAGACATAATATCTTTTCCTTTTAATTAATAAGTTTGATTTCAGTTGTTCGATTAACTCGGCTGAATATATAAATGTTCGGCCATAAAAATATGGTTAGCGATCTTAGAAATCTATTTCATAAATTAAAAAATTTGTGAAGAACAACAATTAAGCAACAGGTACTTTTACCGATCCTCCATATGCTCTTTCAAATGCTTTTTCTACTTTATTTCTGTACGCTTGATCTGTTAAATATCGTGGATCAGCAATCATAGAATTAAGTTCATCACCTGATGGTTGTCCTTCTACATCAACAGATTGTGTTGGAATAGTTTGTTCACCGTAGTATCGTCTAATTTTATTTAAAACTTTTATACCATCAGCAGTTCCCATCATAATTTGAAACTCTTTCATATCATCAGCACCTAACACACCTTTACGAACCAATCCTTTAGCAAAGTCTTTCATGCCATTTACTAATTGATCACCATTAGGTCCTAATTTTTTTAACTCTTGTTCTCTTGCAAATTTTACATCTTCTGTATTACTTTCAGTTATTGTTAATACACCTTCAGCTAATTCATTATAAGCATCCTGGGTAATACCGTGTTTTAAAGACCAATCATGGAATGTTTTAACAGTAGGATCATCCATACCTACATTTTTTTCTGAAAAGACTTCTGTATCATATTCTTTAGGGGCTTTGTGTTTACCTTGTTTAAATTGTGTTTCTAATTCCGTATAAGACTTAGCTAACTTTTCTAATTCAGGACCATCATCCCCCCAAAATTTTTCAGGAATATAATCTGGTCTTTCATACTCTACATCTTCTGGTTCTTTTCCATCTTCAGCAATTGTTGCTGGTTCATTTGATTTATCAATATGTGATAATTCTTCTTCAGGTTTAGTAGTATTTTCAGTTGTAACTTCTTTATCTAATCCATCTAACAAACCTGTTTCTTGTGTTTTTTCTTCTTGTTGCTCTTGTACTGCTTCTTCAGCCATTTTTAACCCTTTCCATTCTTGATTGTATTTCTCTTACTATTGAATTTTGACCTTCTCTTGCATATCCATAAGAAGGTTCCGCACCAGGTATCCATGCTGGTTGATCAATAGTTTTGCTCTGTAAATGCTTGAGTAATTTTTTACCATCATCTGTAGTAAAAACTCGTAAATATAAACGATCTAATTCGTTTTGGTCTTGGTGTTGATTTTTTGTTAGCTTAATAGCATTAGCATTAACACCTTGCCACCCTGGATCATTTATTGATTGTATGTGTTCTGATTGCTGTTTCTTCTTCAAGCACTCACCTCATTAGCGACAGCTGATGCTGGTTCCTCTAAAGGAGGGGAACCTGGAGGAACGCCTTGTTGTCCGCCTTGCATTGCCATAGCTTGGGCTTGGGCCATTTGCATTGCTTGTTGTTGTATCATTTCTCTTTCTTCGTTTGTTGTACGAAGAGTAGAGTTAATGCCTAATTTGTCTGCAATAAAATCAGCAATAGCATCTGGCTTTATAGTTGATAAACCACCAGGTCCTAATGCTTGACACATTTGGAATAGTTGCATTGCTTCATTAACTTCTTCCATGTTTTGTGCTTTAGCTAATGGTGATACAGGAATAACTTTAACTTCCAATCCATTAACTTTTAAAGGCATTTCAATTAAACCTTTTTCA